AATTGAAACTGAACTGAGAGATTCAATTGGACGTTTTGAACCAAGAGTTTCTATTACTTCATTAAAGGTAACTGCAAACATCGACGGAAATGGGTTTGATGTTGTATTAGTCTATGACATCATCGGTGCAGAAGTTCTGCCACAACAATTAGAATTCGTATTGCTACCAACCAGGTAAAATGCCACTAGTAAATTTCACAAATTTAGATTTTGAGCAGGTTAAAACCTCTCTAGTAGAATATTTAAGATCAAACTCCAATTTTACGGACTATGATTTTGAAGGTTCTAACCTATCTACAATTATAGATGTCTTAGCATATAATACGTATATTACTTCGTATAATGCTAACATGGTAGCAAACGAAGTTTTTATTGATAGTGCTACGTTGAGGGAAAATGTAGTTTCATTAGCACGAAATATTGGATATCTTCCTAAATCTAAAAAAGCAGCAACAGCATCTATAAGCTTCTTTATTAATACATCTAATATACAACCATCCCCTGCATCTGTAACGCTCAACAGAGGCACCGTAGCGACCTCACAAGGGTCTTTTGCAGGCACCTCTGGGTCTTTCTGTATCCTGGAGGATATTACTGTTCCTGTAGTTAATAATATTGCAACTTTTAACAATGTCACTGTTCATGAGGGGACATTTTTAACTAAGAATTTTACATATAACTCTCAGAATCCATTTCAAAGATTTATTTTACCAAATGCTGGTGTTGATACTGAATTAATGAGAGTTTCAGTAAAAGCAAATGAGTTCTCAACTGCTTCTGTTAATTATTCTCTTCAAAATAGTATTTTTTATGTTGGATCTGATTCCAAAGTATTCTATCTTCAAGAAATAGAAGATGAAAGATATGAATTAATTTTTGGAGATGGTATTTTTGGCAAAAAATTAGAAGAAAGTAATTATATTACTGTTAGATACTTAGCAACAAATGGTGATGCAGGTAATGGACTGTCCAACTTTAGTTTTAGTGGCAGATTAACTTATGTAAGAGATGGTCAAGAATATACAATTGCATCTGGCATTTCTTTGTTGACCACAGAATTTGGTTCTAGAGGTGGAAGTTCTATTGAGTCCGTTGATTCTATTAAAAAGTACGCACCAAAAATTTATGCATCACAAAATAGAGTAGTTACTGCAGACGATTATGAAACTTTGATTCCTGCTAGAATTTATCCCGATACAGAGTCAATTTCAGTATTCGGTGGGGAAGAAGTTATACCTCCACAATATGGAAAAGTTTTTATTAGTATTAAACCAAAATTTGGTGACTTTTTGCCAAATTTAATTAAAGAAAATATTAAATTAAAACTTAAAAAGTTTGCTGTTGCTGGAATTGTTCCAGAAATATTAGACCTTAAGTATCTTTTTATTGAAGTAAGCTCCAGAATTTATTATAACACAAATTTAGCACCCTCTTCTGCACAAGTATCATCTGTAGTTCAAAATAATGCATCAAAGTATGCCAATTCTTCTGAATTAAATAAGTATGGTGCTAGATTTAAGTATAGTAAGTTTTTGAAAATTCTTGATGATAGTCATGATTCTATCACGTCTAATATAACAACTGTTAGAATGAGAAGAGATTTAAGAATTGCTGCAAATTCAATTGCAGAGTATCAAATTGGATTTGGTAATAGAATGCAGATTTTGAGTAGTGAAGGGTATAATATAAAAACTACTGCTTTTAAAGTTTCTGGAATTGTTGGAAATGTTTATCTATCTGATGTTCCAGATAGAGATGGATTGACTGGATCTTTATTTTTATTCTCTCTTCCTAATGTTGGATCTAGAAATCCATCAATTGTTAAGACAAATGTTGGTTCTATTGATTATGAAAAAGGTATTATTACCATCAATGCAATTAATATTGTAGAGGGATTGGTTAAAGATGGTCAACCTGTTATTGAAGTTGAAGCAACACCTACTTCAAATGATGTTATCGGATTACAAGACCTTTATTTACAACTAGATAATAGTAAAAGTACATTTGAGATGGTTTCTGATCAAATTGAATCTGGAATTGATCCCTCAGCATCTAACTACATTGTTTCTTCTTCTTATGCATCAGGAAACTTGGTTCGTGTTGGTGGACCACAATCGGATGAATTTACTACAACCACTACAGAAACAGTTACATCAAACAGTTCCTTCGGTGGAAGCATAGCAACCACTAGCACATCATCATCAGGGTCTTCAGGAGCTTCAGGAGCTTCATCTTCTTCCGGCGGCGGATACTAATCTAGAGATATAGCAAAATGACAGAACAAAGAATCAAATTTAGTAACATTATTAAAAGTCAAGTTCCAACTTATGTTGCGAATGATTTTCCGCTTATCTCAGAATTTTTAGAGCAATATTATCTTTCTCAAGAATTTAAAAGTGCTCCCATTGATTTAATTCAAAATATTGACCAATATATTGCACTTGATGAACAAACAAATATAAATCATACAATAGTTCTGTCTGATGATATTGATGAGTTTGCAACAACTATCAATATCAATCCAGCAGAGTCTCCTGCAGGTACTCAAAAGTTCCCTGAAACGAATGGACTCATTAAGATTGATGATGAAATTATATTATATACTGGAAAAACGCAATATTCTTTTACTGGATGCATAAGAGGTTTTGTTGGCATATCTTCTTATAAGTCAGACATAGATCCAGAAAGTCTTGTCTTTGAATCTACTGAAGCTGCAGAACATAAACTTGACGCAACTATAGAAAATTTAACGTGTTTATTTTTAACAGAATTTCTTAAAAAAACTAAAGTTCAACTTCTTCCTGGACTATCTGATAGAACGCTATTTTCTGGTTTAGATCAAAATAAATTTATTAAACAATCAAAAGATTTTTACAGCAGTAAAGGTACAGATGAGTCTTTTAAAATTTTATTTAAAGCTCTGTATGGAGAAAATATTGATATTATTAGACCAAAAGAATATCTCTTTACCCCATCAAACGCACAAAATTTAGTAACATCAAATTTTGTTGTAGAGAGTATTGTAGGAGATCCAAAAGAATTAGAATTACAAACAGTCTTCCAAGATTATCCAACAAAAGCATATACCTCAATTTATGATGTAGAAGAAATTAAAGTTGGAGCAGGGAAAACTTATTACAGACTATCTTTTGATAGTGGATATAATAGAGACAGTAGAGTTCTTGGCGCTACCTATGGAAATTTTAAAGTTTCTCCAAAAACTCACGCAATCGGTAATGTATCTGCTGGTTCTACCTTTATTGATGTAGACTCTACTGTTGGGTTTGAAACTTCAGGTAATCTTTATGTAAAGTATCCAAATAGTATTATTAATCCAACCGGAATAGTTTCATATACATCTAAGACACTTACTCAATTTTTAGGTTGTAGTAATATTGAAGATACAATTGTTGATGGAGATAGTGTAGGTATCAGCAGTTTTGTTTACAACAAACCTGATGATGGATTTAATATTGATGTGAGAGTTGGGTCCGTTTTGTCTGGATTTTCAAAACCAGAAGAAGTGCATGATTTTAAAGTAGCAGATACCTTTAAAGTTAAATCTTTGGGTGTGAATGATACTAGATTTAAATTTAAAAATTGGATTTATAGTAATCCAGTTCAGTATACTATCGACAGTATTGAAATTATTAGCACAACTTCTCCACAAACTTATAAATTAGTTCTAAAAAAAGAACATTATTTGAAGATAGGGGATGAGTTAACAATAAACAATATTTCTAACACAGAATCTTCAGATTGTACTGTATCCGATATTATATCATCAACCACGGTGTTTATAAAAACTTCTGGAAATATTAATACTTCTGGATCTTATTATATTAAGAAAAAAATTAAGAAAGTAAACTCTTTAGAATTTTCTTTCTTGAAAAAATTTCAAGCAAATGTACAGAACATTTATAAGAAAAAATATTCTAATTCTCTTTTAGTTGCATCAAACTCCTTACCTTCATATACAACTCAACCAATTGTTACTGGTAAAAAACAGAACGTACTTAGTGGAACATTTACTGGAGATACTTTCACTATTGTTGATCACGGATATTACACTGGAGAATCTGTTTATTATACTCCACAGAAGACGGTAACAACAGTTTTTCCTGATGGACAAGAACAGACTGATATTAGTATCACATCCTCATTATTTGGTGGAAATACTGGCGGTGAAGGAATTTATTTTGTAAAAAGAGTTGATGAAAATAATATTAAATTAGCAAAGTCTTTATCAAACATTTATCGTTCTAATTTTGTAACTTTAGTCGGAACACCAACCGTACAGAATAATATTCTTGAACCACGCGAAGTGCATAATAAGTCTGTAGAGCCGCAAAAACTCTACAGAGAAATTTCTAGTCCTATAGAGACATATTTTCCAGAAGAAACTACTATTGGACCTACTGGTATACTTATCAATGGTGTTGAAATTTTAAACTATAAATCTAACGATTTAGTTTATTTTGGACCCATTCAAGATATTGAAGTAACATCTCCTGGAGATGGTTTTGACATCATTAATCCTCCAAAATTATTAATTGAAGATGCTGTAGGCACTGGTGCTACTGGATTTTTGGCGATTGAAGGAAGTTTAAGACAAATTAATATTATA